TATCTCTTACACTTTCTGGCATTGGATTACCTTTACTCCATATAATATCTTGTCTTAAATACCATCCATCTGCTCTTAATGCAAATGCTAACATCCAAGGAATACCAATTAAATCTTTCTCTTTTAATCCTTCTAATTTGTTTGCTCTTCTATTACATTGGTCAGGTAAATCTTGCTTAGTATTACTAACAGTTTGTTGTGGTAATCCTCCTTTTCCTGGTCTATAATTATAATAACTATCTCCAATGTTTAACCATAATGTTCCATCATCTGTTAGGTTATCTCTTACTAACCTAAAGACATTTACCATTTCTTTAATATATTCTTCTGGTGTTTGTTCCAATCCTATTTGTTTATCTTTCCCACCATAATCTCTTAAACCATAGTAAGGTGGAGATGTCACACAGCACCTTGCTTTTTCATCAAATTGTTTAAGAGTTTCTCTACAATCACCAAATAAGATTGTATCTTTCATCAATAAAATCTTTCATTTCTATACTCTCTACCTACTTCAACTTCAACAGTATCAAATATTCTATTCAATGATTTAGCAAAAACTCTATAACCACTGCCAACATATACTTGACCTAATACTACTGAAACTGTTGCAATTCCCCAGAATAAGTAATAGAATCTAGACTTAACTTGTGCTCTTACTTTCTCTTTAGTAATCATAATAATCATCCATCAAATACATTATGGCACAAAAAAACCCTAGTGTCAACTAGGGTTTTAATGTTATTTGTTACATTAGAATATCTTTACAAATAGTTTTACAACTTGACTGGTCATCCTCACATTCAATTAAACAATTAAAATAATCATTGACTAACTCCTTATCATCTTTTTGTGCCATTTCTATTTCTTTCCAAGATGCTAATTGATTGAATGACATAAGATTGTGCATAAAACCTCCAATTCTGTTATTATTTATAATGTGTGTTAGGATATTATAACATAACTGATACATTTCTCAAATATGCATTAATACTCAGCAATATTATCACCTATTTGAATTAATAACATATTATTAAATACTTCAGTCTGTTTCATTCCCATTTTAATACTATATTTAAGCATCATTTTCACTTCTTCGATATTATTCATCTTATCAATTGTCCTTGCAATCTTTTCATATTCAAATTCTTTCTCTGGACTCTCTAACTTAACTTTGGCAGGATTCATCTTAATATCTTTTTGGAATTAACCCATAACTATCTATATCTAATGGTCTATCTTGTGACTTATACATTGATGCTAACTTATCCTCTTTCTCTTCTTCTTTCTTAGTTTCTCTCTGTAATTCTGCTAATTCTTTATAATGTGCATCAACTCTTCTATTCTTAACATATTCTAATTGATCCCAACATTGCTCATTACATAATAATAATGTATGAATCTTTTTATGTCTCTCATTTCTAGTATATCTGCACTCTGGTTTATCTCTAACTGCAACTTCTATAGTAATATATCTTGGTGATTCATTAAATCCCTTTTTCTTTTCCATTTTATCTCCCTTAAAATATACCCATCCCTCTTCCCAGTCACCACTTGGTCTTTTCCATATAACATAGTCATCTACTTTAGGGTCATAAGTCATTTAAATACTCCAGAAATAAGATGTCTTCATCATCACTAAATGCCTCATATATTTGGTTACTGCCATCAATATTAAATTCAGAATAGACTGCTTCAGCATCATCTAATCTGTCAGATTGTGCAAGATAACATAACCTTTCATTCCAATATTTATTTAACACTTTAAGTGTCTTATTTTTAATAGATTTTGGATTCATTTTGTAGAAATAGCAGGTTTACCTTTATCAAAAATAGTATTAACAACTGCATTAACTTTCTTTGATGTACTAATACCAACCCTATCATACACTGGAATAGACACAATGCCAAACTGTTTGTTAACATTTCCTTTCCTAATTACTCTACCAATAGTTTGACTAATAGCAGTATAATTCATAGATCTAAGAAATATAACTGCCTCCAATCCATTTACATTAACACCTTCACATAATATGCTATGATGTAACACAACAAACCTAGTATTATCTTTACCCCATGCATTTAATGTCTTAAAAAACTCTTCCCTACTAACTTTAACTCCATTAATATATGCACCAGTCTTGGCAGTAATATACATCCAATTATATCCTCTACCATATAATTCTGTTGCTAATTTACTATCAGAAATCAACTTAACAATTTGTGAAGTCCTTCTGGCACAAATTAATACCTTATCTACAGAATTAGAATCAATACTAGACAATATATTATCAGCATCATCTTCACAAGTTATCTTTCTATCTTTTATCATTTCACACTGATTAACTACAACTTTAGGTGGTAGAATATAACCAGCATCTACTAACTCAGGTGCAGGTATTTGCTCAATTACTTTACCATAAACTTTCTCATTATTCATACCTCTTTCATCATTTTTCCTATGATGAGGAGTAGCAGTGAAGAAAAAACACCTACCATTATCCAAAGTTGAATAAAATCTAGTAGAAGGATGAAAATGTTTTTGAACACTATTATGTGCCTCATCAAAGTATATTGTATCTACAGGAGTGCCAGACTCTTGTATTCTATGTAGAGAATGATAAGTTGTAAAAATTAACTTATTAAACCTATAATTATCTGTCACCCAGTCACGAATAGCAATAGAATCAGTGGTAGAATAATGTGAAGTATCACCACTATGTACATGTAATACTTTATACTTAAGCATAGGATTAACACTCAGGTTATCAATAAAGTCCTGACATAATTGCTGTGTTAATAATATTCTTGGTGCTACAACTACAATTGTTTTTCTATCAGGTTGCTTATTAATTACATGCCACTGGCAACCATTAAACTGTGATTGTGCGTCATGTATCATGCACAAAGTCTTACCACCACCAGTAGGCACAATGACCTGACCCTTAGTGGATTGATTCATTCTATTAACTATCCTCTTCTGGTGAGGACGTAAATTCATAGTAATATTAATTCAACAAATGTATATTAATTCCTAGTAATACAAATGTCAATATCTAAAGGACAGTTTATCCACTGGCACACCTAAAATAATGTATTACTAGGAGTTATATTACAGCATAAGTTATAATATTCATCATCAATTTCAAACCCTATGTATTTCCTATCTGCTTTAATTGCCATCCTTGCTGTTGTGCCACTACCCATAAATGGATCTAATACTATATCATCAGGATTAGTCCAAGTAATAATATGATCATATGCTAATTTCTCAGGCATTGTTGCAGGATGTTTGTATGCCTCTTTATTTGATTGACCATATCCTCCACTATTCTTTATTCTCCAAATGTTAGTCCTAACTCCATATTCTTTAATTTCTTTACTCTTTCTATTAGGATCATTTGTCCCTCCATCTCTTCTCCTAGTAGTTGCATTACCCCATGATTGATGACCTGCCCACTTATTCTTTTTATCTTGAATTAAATTAACTGTTTTAGGTTTACCCTTAGATAATATAAAACAATACTCAAACATTTGAGTATATCTCACAGACTTAACACCACTAGCAAATGCAGTGCCAGTCTTTTCATATATCATTGTATCATGTAATCTTAAACCTAAGTCCATAAAATATAAACATTGTCTGAAAGATGACCCTGTTTCACTACCATTAACTGTGGCATCATTTACATTCCACATAATAACAGCACCATCTTTTAATACTCTTGATAGTTCATTAGCAACTAACTTAAAAGTATTAAAATCCCATTTAGATGAGTCATTATATGTCCTTAAGTCGTCATAAGGTGGAGAAGTAACAACTAAATCAATACATTTATCGTCTAATTTAGTCATGCCTGTTATACATGACTCATTGTATATTTTATTAACTAAAAGACTCATAATCTGTTTGTATGTATTTTACCTTTGCATTTGGTCTGCCTTTTGCATGTAATCTTATTTTACCATATACTTCTTCAACTTGCAATGCATCTTGCACATGTATCTTGAGACTAGAAAATCCATTGTTATTCTTTCCTGTTGATGTAACAGTATCATTCCATCCACTATCTGCATGTGTCAATGCAGGAACATTAACTAATGCTGCAAATATCTCTGTGAATCTATTACCTTCATTCTTTAACTTCATCACGAAGTGTAGAGAATCCTTAACCTTACTATGATTATTACCTGTTGCAAATGATGCTGCATCATCCATGAGTGACATCTTCTCTTCAATGGTTACATCACCATTGTCCTCCATTTCTACATCATAACCATTAGCATTAACGAATGTGTATGGTATATTTAATTCCCTTGCTGCATCCTCAAATACAAATGGTGTGAAGATAGCAAGTAGTTTAGTTTTAGTAACAGTGTCATTGAATAGTGTGTCAAGGTTGCCACCACGTCCACCTGTACCTACTTCAAAGATTTGATCCAATCGATCTTGTAACAGACTAACTGCAAGTGGAACTATCCTCTTGTAATCATCTTTGATCTTGGTCATAATAATTTTAAATTCAATACTATTATAATTTTAAAAAATACACTAGTCAAGCAGCACTATGCCACTTTAACAAGTGTCTCCATTCTTTTAAAACTACCTTGCATATTATAAAATAACTTATAATTCTCTGTTGTTACATAATGTCCTGTAATATCATTACCATCACAGTGCCAACCATATGCTATTACCTTCTCATTTTCCCCATCAATTCTTAATGTCTTGCTGCCATCCAAGTAAGAATGGTATCGTTCATCTAAATTAAGCATTGGTTTAAGAGTATTGTGAGGACATTCTAACATAAGTTAGGTTTAATATCTATAAACTTAATGATGTCTTTAGGTTTTAGGACATCTTTCTGTTACAAATGACTCAAGTGCCTCCCTCACCTCTTTCTTCTGAACTTCAGTCATGTGAACTATTTTTACCTTCTCTACACTCTCCATAAACTTATCCACATCAATACACTGCAATTCTATTGTTGCTGCAAATGCTAAGAGTGGGATCATTTGATTACCTCCCAGTGGTCATCTGAATATTCATTAAGACAAAAAGAATATTTTCCAGAAATAGACTCAACAAATGCAAGTCCATCACTTCTCTTATTCACTACACAACTATGTAGTTGTCGCATATCACTAAGAAACCTATCCTTTGCTACTCTACTCTTTGGTTTAACACAAATGAATTCCTTTTTCATTATGCAAACCTCGCAATAGTAAGAGCACACAATCTAACACCCCAATTCATAAAGATAAAGAATGAAGTGACGAAAATCAGTTTTTCTTGTGTAGAATAATTCACAAATCAATACTAAACTATTCATACTATACAAAGTATCAATGACTAATGCAAGTGGTCGTGTGACAGTTTGATGAGTGGTTATACGTCTGGTACTAACTTAGTGCCAAAAGTATAATAATATTGTGCATTAACTTTATCCCAATCAGTACCAGGTATTTGAATTGGTGATGAATAAACTGTTGGACCTGCTTCCCCATTTCCTAACCATCCATCACTATTAGCTCCCCATGCCCATAGTGTGCCATCAGTTTTGGTTGCCAGAGTATGAGATGCTCCTGATGATACAGTTGCCCATGTAGTACCAGGTATTTGAGTTGGTGATGAACGAGTTATTGCAGTATTATCTCCTAAGTTTCCACTATTAGATCCCCAACCCCATAATGTACCATCAGTTTTAATTGCATGATACCATTTAGCACCACCTCCACTCATAGCAGAAGGATTAGAACAACCAGACAAAATACTCCAATTAGTACCAGGAACTTGAATTGGTGATGAAACTCCACCTGGATTGGCAGTATCATTTCTTCCTAATTGACCAAATTGATTTTGTCCCCATGTCCATAATGTTCCATCTGTCTTAATTCCACCTCCTCCAAATCCTTGTCCTACTATATTCCTAGTCCATGTAGTATCAGTACCTACTTGAGTTGGTGATGAACGCGCTGCTGGACTATTATCTCCCCTTGCTCCACCATCACTTTGTCCCCATGCCCATAGAGTTCCATCAGTCCTCCTTGCAAAAACTGTTTTTACTCCTTGACTTCCCACTACAACATCCCATGTAGTACCAGGTATTTGAACTGGTGATGAACGATTACCTTCATTTCCTCCTTCAACACCAGAAATATTAATTCCTAACGTTCCTTGATTATTTGCTCCCCATGTCCATAGTGTTCCATCATT